GGCTCCTCGCCCGAGTAGGCGTACACCGCGCCGCTGTCGGAGCCCGAGTAGAAGAACACCGCCCGCTCCGAGCGCGTCACGGCCTGCGGGCCCGGCGCCCCGGCGGTGGTCGACTTCTTGACCACCTGCCACGACTCAGCGTCGTATCCGTAGATGGCCCAGACCCCGTCCGGCTTGAACACCAGCAGGTGGTCCTGGAAGCTCATCAAGGCGGTGATCTTCGAGCCCTCGGAGATGATGTCGATGTAGTCGGCCTGGGCCCAGTCGCCCGCGCTGGTCGGGTGCGACCAGCGGATGCGGTTGGGCATCGTCACCCCGTCCTCGACGAGGTTGGCGGTGAACAGGTAGCCCGCGTGCGCCTCGCACAGCTCGGCCTTGGGCATCTTGCCGCCGACCGGGTTGGTGTAGTCGTCGTTCCATCCACCGGCCCCGACCGCTACGAGCGGGGCCGGTGGGGAGATGCCGGTGCGCGTGTAGCCGACGTTGGTGCGACCGCACGCCATGAACAGCGTGTCGCCCATCGAGGCGAAGTCGACCATGTGGCTGTTCGCCGCCACCGGGACGTGCAGATCGGTCAGCGTGGTCGACCCGGCCGAGGCCAGCAGCGTGCCGTTGGCAGCGACGTAGACGACGTCGAGCCCGTCGGACAGGCTGTGCATGAAGGCGCGGCGCGGGTCCCACGTCAGCGGGTCGGGCCACAGGTCACCGGCCGACCACTTCATCCAGCCGGGGCGCGAGTAGATCCCGCCGAGGCGATCGACAGCGACGTTGAGCGACTCGGCGGTCTCGTTCTCGGCCAGCTGGAACGGCGAGGCGCGGGTGTTGATGCCGCCCGAGAAGTCGACGAGGTTGATCGGATCGAGGCGGTTGGGCATCAGGGCGCCACCGGGGGATTGGACCAGACCATGTTCGTGGCCCCGGTGTCGCCATAGGGCAGGCCCCCGGCGTAGATCAGCGGCCGGTGATGACGCGGGTTGCAGATGGCGTTGCGCGCTGCGGTGAACCCGGACATGAACCGCTTCATGTAGAGGTCCTCGAGGATCTCGTCTTCCTGCTGGGCGTAGCACAGCGCAATGGCGTAGTGAGCGAGCAGGATGTGCAGCCGCGGATCTGCGTCGACCTCGGCACCGGCTCCGGTGAGCCACCACGACGTCGGCAGGCGGTAGCCGCGCAGGCGCACGGCGCGCTCGACGTTGGGGTTCGGCCACAGCCGCAGCCGCCCACCCCAGATCGTGAAGTACACGGGCGTGGTGACCGTGGCCACCTGGTTGAAGCTGTCCTCGGCTTGCTCGTTGGCGACCTGCACCAAGCGCACCCCGCTGGTGCCGTCGATGACGCTGAACAACCCCGCCGGGTCGCAGTCGCTGGGCAGCTCGATGTCGGCGTCACCGGCTGTCTGGGTGACGTCCCAGCGCGCCTCGAAGCTGGGCCAACGGTTCTCCATCGACATCATCCGCTGGTAGGCCTCGATGATGTAGGAGTCGAGCATCGAGCTCGGCAGCTCCTCGTCGTCCATGTCGAGCTGCGTGCGGATGTAGTCCCGCAGCTGCTGCAGGTTCACGGAGCCTCACCGAGGCGATCGTGACGACCCTGGCCCGGAGCGTGGAAGATGCACAGGTCGGTGCCGCGCACGGCGCGGGCCTTGCAGGTGTCGGCCTTGGCCCGGCAGAAGCCATCGCGCGAGATGCGCTTGGGCGGGATGTAGGGGGCGGTCGAGAAGCCCGCCGCGCTGCCGATGGCGGCGTTCTCCTGGGGATGGCCAACGGGTGTCCCGAACAGCGCGTCAGCGGTGACGCGTGCCGCATCGGGATTCTGAGTGGTGCCGTATCGGGACACCTCGCCTGGCTGCATTGGAACTCCTTGTCAGGTGGGGGCGGGGAGGGGGACCCCCCGCCCCCACGATCTCACGGTGCGACGGAGATGCCGGTCAGCTTGAAGTGCCGACGGCGCTGACGCGTGGTGAGGTTGCCGTACGCGGTGATGAACGAGTACCGCGCATCGACGGCCGAGGCGAGCCCGCTGGTGGCGTGGGCCGAAGCCAGCGACTCCGACAGACCCTTGGAGAACGGCGTCTGAGCGAAGAACCGCGAGCTGTGGAAGACCAGCCCGACGTACTTCGAGTTGATGCCGTACATCACGCCAGCCGGGCAATCGAAGTCCCAGTAGACGGGGGTCTGCTTGAACAGCAGGTTCATGAAGCCGAGGTTGGCCGACTTGGTGTCGGTGTAGCGCACCTGCGGGGTGAGCGTCGACTCGTAGAACTCGTAGGTCCCCTGGCCGGTGAAGATGGCATCGACGCGGTCGCTGCCCGAGTCCGAGCTCGAGTGGTACGCCGCGCTCATCGCCTTCTCGAGGCCGGTTGCGTCGACGGCGCCGACGGCGGTCTCGATTGACTTCCACCAGGTGTTCGTCGCCGGGTCGATGCCACCGATGGCACCGGTCGAGTCGATGATCGCGTCGAGGGACAGGAAGTCCTTCGTCGGATCAGCGCCACCACCGAGCGTGCCGTAGAGCATCCGGCTCATCCGGTTCTTGAGCGTCTCCTCGGCCTGCATCACCTTGGCCTCGAGCAGCGACAGGACCTGCTCCTTGCCGTTGTTCGTGGCCTCCTCGAGGCCGCTGATGGCGATGGTGGCGTACACCTGGCGCCACGGGAACTGAGCCGCCGAGATCCCGGCCTGCGGGGTGATGGTGAGCTGCTGCCACTCGGAGTAGCTGCCCGACTCGCCCTCGGCGTAGATCAGAGGCTCGACGATGGAGATGCCGCCGTTGACCTTGCGGACGCGGCCCTTCGACATCATGTAGTTGAGCAGAGGCCGACCGTTGAAGATGTTGTCGGTCAGCGTGCGGTGGTAGTTGTGCATCGTCGTCGTCAGGTGGGCGTCCCAGTCGACGGGTAGATGCGTTGGGTTGGCTGCAACCACGGAAGGTCCCTTCGGGAGGGGCCTAGACCGCCTTACGCCCGAGCTGGCGCTCGGCGGCGGCGAAGGCCTCGGCGATGGTCATGGGACCAGCGTTGGCCGGGGCCGGTGAGGTGCCTGCCTGAGTGGCAGATCCACCGTTTCCGATCAGCTGTGCAGCGTTCGCTCCTGCCGCCTGGCGCTGCGCGTTCTGCGCTGCCGTGCGGGCCTGCGCCTGGGACTGAGCCGTCTGGGCCCGGTCGAAGGCGATCGTCTTCCAGATCATGTCGAACGACTCTGGGCCCATGCGGGCTTGCAGTGCCGTGGACACGACCTCGCGAACATCGTTCTCGCTCAGCTGGTACCGCTGCTGGATTTGGCCGACCGCCGATCGCAGCTGCTCGTTCGCTTGACGTTGCTCCCACTGCTGCGTCAGGGCTTGATTCTGACGCTCGATCTGGGCGAGCCTGCGCTCGACCGGATCGACGTAGGGGTTGTCGTCGAGGTCATCGAAGTCGCCCGGCGCCTGAGACGCCGGGGCTTGCTGCTGACCGAAGTCCACTCCGTACTGCTGTGCGAGGAGCCGAATCGTCTCGGCTGGCTGAGCTTGCAGTGCTCGCTCGATGGTGAGTGCGTACTCAGCCTGCTGGCGCTGTGTGGCCAGCTCCTGTGTCTTGCGGGTGTAGTCGGCCGTCCGGCTGTAGCCCGTGAGAGCTTCGCTCAGTGGAACCTCTACGTCCTCGCCATCCACCCTGACTCGGACGTAGCGCTGGGCCGTGTCGTCGTCGAGGTCGAGGTAAGAGCGCTCGGGCTCCGGGGGTGGGCCTGGGTCGGCCTGGATGCCATCACCTTCGACTGCCCCGTCTGGCGCGGGATCGACGGCTTCGGGCTCCCCGAAGGGATATGCGTCTGACAACACGAGTCCTTCCTGGTTGCTCTGTGTCAGGCGCTATTGAACCACATCTCACCCGCCCATTTGTGCAAGCAGCTCCGGTGGAATCTGCGGAGCCTGACCCATTGGCATCTGCTCGATGGGCGGTCCCTGGCCCGCCAGATCGGCGCCCTGGGGCATCGCCTCGCCGCCGGGAGGCATGCCGGGAGGCATGCCGGGAGGCAGCTGACCCTGCGCGTTGGGGTCCTGCTGGGCCTGCTGCATCATCTGATCCATCGGGCTGGTGAGGATCGTCGAGGTGTCCTTGATGCCGAAGCCGTACTGCAGGACGTAGCGCGCCAGGCCCGCCGGGTTGACCACACCCACCTCCACGAACGGCGCCATCGCGTCGACGAGCTGCAGCGCCGACTGGCGCCGGAAGGCCTCGTTGCGCGGCTCGGTCGAGCCGCCCTCGACCTCGAAGTCGTAGTCGCCCTGCAGGTACTCGGCGTCGTAGTTGACCCACGCCCGCCCTGCGACCGAGGTGATCCGAGCGATCTGGTCGCCGGTCACGAACTGCTGCATCAGCGAGATGATCTTGCTGCCGCACTCGGACAGGAACGACTCGATCTTGGCCAGCTTGTCCCGGCTGCGCGAGTTGGCGGCGTCCTGGATCATCGCCGCCTCGGTGGCGGTGCGGCGGATGGCCGACTCGGGCTGCCCGCGCATGTAGTCGCTCACGCCCGACACCGTGTTGATGTCGTCCTCGATCAGCTGGGACTGGTTGTAGAAGTCGGGTGGGGTGCCGACGGAGGGCAGCGGGGCGATGAGACGCGAGGGGTCCTGGTCGCCGAGCGCCGGGACCATCGAGTTGTCGACGTCGGACTCGAGCGCTCGCACGCCGTCTTCGTCGAAGCCGTCGCGTGCGTAGATCCACTTCCGCGCGAAGCGCTTGCGGTGGTTGAGCATCTGGTTGCGGGTCTCGTTGAGCTCGAGCTGCAGCGACTCGATCGACTCGATCTCGCCCATCGTGTAGAAGTTGTCGGTCACCTCGTAGTTACGCAGCATCAGGAACGGGTGCCCGCTGCCATAGGGGATCGGAGCGGGCTTGATGAGGTAGGCGTCATTCTGAGCCGAGCCCTCGTTCACCGAGTCACCGCGCAGCGCGAAGGTCGAGACCTCCTGGCGCTTCAAGTCGTAGAACTCGATGATCTCGCAGTAGCTGATCGCACCCTCGTCGGCGGTGTCGATGTCGCTGCGCCCGTCGTTGTCGCCCTGGCCCGAGCTGACGAAGCGCGTGGTCACCGCCACGGCCTTGCGCGCCTTGACGTCGTAGCGGCTGTCGACGCGCACGTCCTGGATCGGGCGCCACGAGCGCTGGGCGATCCAGCGCATCTCGCGGGGCAGGCGAGCGTCGGGGTCGACGAGCATGTCGAAGATGCTGATGCGCTCGATGTAGGGGTAGTCGGCGACGCAGTCGGTCGACTCGCTCTCGGCGTTGCCCGGCACCGGCAAGCGGTCGTCGATGCCCTCGGTGTCACCGGTCTCGATCGTGTTCTCGCCGCCGAGCTCGCCGGTCGGCTTGACCTCGGGCGGCTTGGTGAAGCGATAGCCAACCTTGATCCAGCCATGCCCGGCGAGAATCCAGTCGTCGACGGCGAGGCGGATCTCGTCCTGG